TCATGACCCCATAATGACGAGCTTCAACAGCGCCCCGACCACGCCCGTGAGGATCAATCCGACAAGGCCGAACGCGACGATCCGGACCGGGTGAAACTCGTGGTGACCGACTTTCCCGGCGAGTTCATCGGTGAGGGCATCGACCCGGCGATCAACGGCGCCGAGCTTCTCCAAAAGTAGGTCTTTGATGAAGTCTAGTTTGGCCGAAATGACTTCGTTGGTCGGCGGTGTTTGTAGGGTCATAGCGTTCTATTTATCGCCAGGGTCGCTATTCGACGACCTCAACCGTGACGGTCAAAGCCGTTGGGCGGCTGGCCAAAACGGTGATGAGAAGACGATCCGCACCCAGATCGTGATCGTCCGTGAGGACCGTGAGGGCTTCCTGAGCGTCGCGCGCCTGGATCGTAACCCGACCGGCGGCAGCGCCCGCCGCGACCGTCACGAGGAAGGTCGGAAGAGTATTCGGCGGGAGCGTTTTGAACTCCGGCGTGACCCAAACGATGGGATCGCCGTTCTGATCAACAGCGGCGAGTCCGGAAGCTATCGCGGTCAAAATCCCATCATCATCCCAAAAGAACGGCGCTATCATTGCTCGACGCTCACGATACCGAGGCGTTGAGTGTTCTGATCATAGATCGTGTAGGGCGACGGCAGGAGGGTTCCGCCGGGCGTGAACGATCCCGACCTCGACAAGACCGCCTTGTAGGTGAAATCGCCCGTGCTCGTGTTCGTATCGGTGAACGTGAAGGTGATCGATTTCGCACCCTCAAACGAATAGTCGAGGAAGCCGTTGTTCCCGCCCAACGGGTTCGGAGCATCGACTGCATCACCATACTCTTCGACGGTCCAGGTCGCCCCGCCCGCCGAGACCGATTGTGTCGCGACCTGGGTATAGGCCGATCCGGCGATTGAACGGAAAAGCGTGACGGTCGCCGCTACGGTGTCGGTTCTGGTGCTCGGGTTCGTGTCTCGCGATCCATAGATAGTGTAGCGCCAGGAGACCGTTACGGTCTTGGTGTCGCCGTTGGTGCCGAACGGGCCGAGAATGAATTCTTGCGTCGCCGAGAGGCCGGACGCTTCGCCGCCGTTGCGAAGGATACCCGCGCTCAACGTCCCGCCGAAATAGGCCGAGCCGTCGTTTTTTAGGTGGAATGTCGAGTTCGCCGTCGTCATCGCGGATAGGGCCATGTTGGACCCAAACCACATCACGAGATTGGACGATGTTCCGAAGTTCGGACCCAAAACGAGCTTGGATGATCCGACTTGGATTTCGACCGGAGTCGAGAACCGTGCGTTGCCGCCGATGATTTCCATGACCTTTTTCAGGCCACTTCCGCCGGTGTTGTAGAGGCCGATAGCCGAGGCGGCCAACATGATGTTTGAGCCGTATGAGGTGGCATTCATCCGGAGATACGCGGGGTCGGCGCCAGCCGCCGCGACGATATCGAGATAGGCAGCGGTCTTTCCTTGCAACGTCGAGATCGCACCGGCCTGGGTTGTCAGCGAGGCGTTCGCCCCGGCGAGGTTGGCCGTGAGAGTCGTGAGCGAGAGGGCTTGAGCCGCCGCGTTCGATGTCCAAGCCGCCGTAACGGCGTTGATCGATGCCTGGAGGGCCGCGCCGTTTGCAATGGCGTTGGCCGCGTGGCTGGCCGCGACGTTTGACCAGTTTTGCGCCAAGGCGACGTTGGCGGCGGCGTAGGTGGCGCGCGTCTGCGAGAGGGTGGCGTTTGATGCGGCGAAAGCCGATGCATTGGAGGCGTTGGCCGCATGACCCGCCGCGAGCGCCACGTTGCTGAAGACGAGGGCGGCGTTCGAAGTCGCGTATCCCGCCTGGGTCGTCGCCAGGGTCGCATTCGAATTCGAAAAGCCCGAGAAAGTCGCGGCCAAGGTGGCATTGGAGGCGGCGAAGGCGGCGTTGGCGCTGGCATATCCAGCCTGGGTCGTCGCCAGCGTTACGTTCGATTGGGCGTAGCCCGCGCGCGTAGCGGCCAAGGTGGCATTCGAATTCGAGTATCCGGCGAAGGTCGCCGAGAGGGTCGCGTTCGAAGTCGCCAGGGCGGCGTTAGACGTGGCGAATCCAGCCTGGGTCTGGGCGACGGTGGCGTTGGTTTGGGCGAATCCGGCGCGTGTGGCCGATAGGGTTGCGTTGCTCGCCGCGAACGCCGCGTTCGAAGTCGAGTAACCGGCCTGGGTTGTGGCGATTGTCGCATTGGCGGCGGAGTAACCGGCCTGAGTTTGAGAAGCCGTCGAGTTCGCCAAGGCATATCCGGCGAAGGTGGCCGCGAGGGATGCATTCGAAGTCGCCAGGGCGGCGTTGGACGTGGCGAATCCGGCCTGAGTTTGGGCGACCGTCGCGTTGGCCTCGGCGTAACCTGCGCGAGTGGCCGAGAGGGTGGCGTTCGATGCGGCGAAGGCGGCATTGGCGTTCGCATACCCTGCCTGCGTCGTCGCCAGGGCAGCGTTTGCGGCGGAGTATCCGGCCAGCGTCCCGGCCAGGGTAGCGTTGGAAACCGCGACGGCTGCGTTGTCGTTGGCATACCCGGCGAAGGTTGCGGCCAGCGTGGCGTTCGATGCCGCCATCGAGGCGTTGTCGTTGGCGAATCCGGCTTGTGTGGTCGAGATCGTCGCGTTGCTGGCGCTGTATCCAGCCGCCGTCTGAGCCGTCGTCGCATTGGCGGCGGCATAGCCGGAGTAGGTCGCCGCGAGGGTGGCGTTGGACGTGGCCAGGGCCGCGTTGGAATTCGCGAACCCGGCTTGAGCCGTCGAGATCGTGGCATTTGCGGCGGAGTATCCAGCCTGGGTCGAAGCCGCCGCCGCGTTGGCCGCCGCGTAGCCTGCGAAGGTCGCCGAGAGGGTGGCGTTCGAAGTTGCCAGCGATGCATTCGCCGAGGCGAATCCGGCCTGAGTGGTCGATATCGTGGCGTTGCTCGCGCTGTATCCCGCCGAGGTCGCGGCGAGCCCGGCATTGGCTGCCGCGTACCCGGCGAACGTGGCCGAGAGGGTGGCATTCGAGGTCGCGAGGGCGGCGTTAGATGTTGCGAACCCGGCTTGTGTCGTCGAGATCGTGGCATTGGCGGCGGAGTATCCGGCCTGGGTTGATGCCGCCGCAGCATTGGCTGCCGCGTACCCGGCGAACGTGGCCGAGAGGGTGGCGTTCGAACTCGCGAGGGCGGCGTTCGAACCGGCGAAACCGGCCTGGGTGGTCGAGATTGTGGCGTTGCTCGCGCTGTATCCCGCCGAGGTCGCGGCGAGCCCGGCATTGGCCGCCGCATACCCGCTGAAGGTCGCCGCGAGGGTCGCGTTCGATGTGGCCAGGGCCGCGTTGGAATTTGCGAACCCGGCCTGAGTGGTCGATATCGTGGCGTTGCTCGCGCTGTATCCCGCCGAGGTCGCGGCGAGCCCGGCATTGGCTGCCGCATAGCCCGCGAAGGTCGCGCTGAGAGTGGCGTTCGAGGTCGCGAGGGCGGCGTTGGCGTTGGCGTATCCGGCCTGCGTTGTCGCCAGGGTGACGGACGTATTGGCCGCCGTGGATTCGGTAACATCCTCGAATCGCAAGTAGGCGACTTCGAACGCGCCATCGCCATTCGTTGAGCCGTAGTTTCCGAAGATAACCGGGCGGAGATAGGCGGGAGGATCGTTGACGGTGACCGCCGTCGCACCCGTGGGAATGTAGGGCGAGGCGAAGGCGTTTTCTTCGACCTGAATTCCCCAAAGGAGGAAAGATCGTCCCGCGCCGACGACGTTGGCCCCGGCGGCAGCCGTGGGCGAAAGTTGCTGTTGCAAGTAGATTTCAGAGATAGCGATGGCGCTCGTGGCCGCCGCGCCGGTTAGGCTCCAGCGATACCAACCGTCACCAACGGCGGTAATCGAGTGCGAGGTGGCACCGGCGCCCTTCGATCCCACGACACCATTTGCGAGATCAAAATTAGCTGAGAACAGCGAAAAGCCATGACCGCCGTAGACTTGTAGGACCGGACAAGACTCATACTTCGCATAGCCGGAAATCGTGTAGGCCCGGCCCGCGTTCACGGTGAAGTTGTTGAGCCGGGTAATGTAGATATCGCCAGAACCCGCTGAGGTGTCGGTTAGCCGACACGCCGTCATCGTCCCGTCAGGAGCCGTCGCCGCCGCCGCCGACACCGTGCAAAGAAACTTTGTCCATTGGTCGAGGTCTTGCGAATACGGTTGTCGGTTCGTCCGCGAGAGCGTCTGGATCGTCTGTGTCGAGGCGGTTGCCGCGCTGATCAGGTACGGCGATGCGGTATCGCCGATCTCGAATTGAGGCCCGGCGATGTGACCGGTTTCGGTGCCGACGATATCCCCGGCCACGGCTGACTTGAGGTAGACGCGCGGCGTGACGGTTTGGGCCACGGTCGAGTAGCGCGTGATCCGAACGCGGTTGACGATTGAGGCGCTTGTCGAAGTCGGGACCGCCGCAACCGTCACGAGGCCGCCGCTAAGTGTTGGCGCGACAGTCCCGATATCGGTGTTGTGGAAGATTAGATCGTCGTCGCCGAAGCCATCAACGCTGCCGTCGATGCCGAGAACGAACGTCGAGTTGGCCGCCGTGCCTCTCAGGTAGACCGTGAAAGTGACGGCTTCGCCAGCTTGGACCGCGATGCTATCGCCGGTTACATATCCGAGTGACCCCGCGCCCGAGACCGTGAATAGCCATGCGGCGTTTCCACCGATGGCGGTTGTCGCGGTTGGCGTGTTTAGCCCGGTCAGCGCCCATGACGTGCCAGTTGCCGAGTTGAGCCAATAGTTCGTTCGGGTCGCGGACTCGGCGAAACTCCCGCTGACTGTTTGCCAACCCTGGGCCGCCGCTAGGGCGACGACCGATGACGATCCGGCGGATGTCCTCGCCGGGATAATTGGCCCTTGCTGCCGAAAATCGGCATCGAGCGGGATGAAGCCAAATCCGGCGATGCTTCCGCCGGTCGTCGGGTCGCTGAATTGTCGGAACTTCGCCGATAGCCGGTAGGAACGTCCCGACGTAACGGGGACGACTCCCTTGGTGTGAAGCGGTTGATAGCCGGTCGCGCGCCACGTCTGGCCAATGGTCGTAACCGATTGGAGGGTTCCGTTCGCCATCGTGGCGACGCTCGCCGTCGATCCGCCCGGTGTTTCAGTCCAGAAGCCGAGTCCGCCCTCAAACGTCGAGGGAAGGGTAGTCGAGACGGTCGAAACCGCGTTCGCCGCGTAGCTCGCCGCGAGGGCGACATTCGAGAAAACGAGGGCGGCGTTCGCCGTGGCGTAACCGGCCTGGGTCGTCGCGATGTTGGCCGCGACATTGGAGTTCGCCGCATGGCTGGCGGCCAGGGTGGCGTTGGAAGTCGCCAGGGCGGCATTGGCCGAGGCGTATCCGGCCTGTGTGGTCGAGACCGTTGCGTTGGTCTGGGCGTACCCGGCGCGGGTGGCGCTGAGCGTGGCATTGCTCGCCGCGAAGGCCGCGTTCGAAGTCGAGTAACCGGCCTGCGTAGTCGCCAGGGTGGCGTTGGCGGCGGAATAACCGGCCTGTGTAGCGGCGGCGGTCGAATTCGAGTTGGCGTAACCGGCAAAGGTCGCCGCTAGCGTTGCGTTCGAAGTCGCCAGTGCGGCGTTCGCCGTCGCATATCCGGCCTGTGTTTGGGCGACGGTGGCGTTGGTCTGGGCGTAACCGGCGCGGGTGGCGCTGAGCGTGGCATTGCTCGCCGCGAAGGCCGCGTTCGAAGTCGAGTAACCGGCCTGCGTGGTCGAGATCGCGGCATTGGAGGCGGAATAACCGGCCTGTGTCGCGGCGGCGGTCGAGTTCGAATTGGCGTATCCGGCAAAGGTCGCCGAGAGCGTCGCGTTGCTCGCCGCATAGCTCGCATTCGATGAAGCGAACCCGGCCTGAGCCGTCGAGATCGTGGCATTGCTGGCGGAGTAACCGGCCTGGGTGGCGGCGGCTGAAGCGTTGGCGCCAGCATAGCCGGAATAGGTCGCGGCCAGCGTCGCCGAGGATTGGGCCGCCGCCGAGTTCGCACCCGCGTAACCGGCCTGTGTCGCCGCCGTGCTCGCCGATGTTTGAGCCGCCGCCGAGTTCGCGCTCGCATAGATCGCTTGGGTATTGGCGACGATGGCGTTCGCGTTGGCCCATCCGGCTTTGACTTGAGCATCAACGGCGGAGGCGAGAGAGGCCGCCGCATTGGCTGCCGAGGCCGTCGCATTCGAAATCGCGAAGGTCGCCATAGCGGCGGCCAATGACGCATTGGAACCGGCCTGGGTCGCGGCGGCTTGCGCCGTGATGGCATTGGCCATCGCCTGGGAAGCTGCGGCTTGGGTCGCGGTCGCATTGGCCGCCGCGTAGTCGCGGAAGTCCTCGGCCTCGATCCGTGCGGCATCAATGAGGGCGGCGTTGGCGAAGGCCCATGAGGCGGCATCGGCGGCGCCGTTGGCCGAGTCCTGAGCCTCTTGATAGGCCGTGTTCACGCCCGACTCGATGTCGGCGATCATCCCGGCGATCTCAGAGACATCGACGATCACATTGGCGAGCGCGAACTCAACCGTGACACCGTTCGCCGTGGCGACGTTGTTGGCCAGGAGTTGGCCAGATTCGTTCGTCGCCAAGCCGCCAGGGACGTTTGCGATTGTGTTCGCGGCCCAATCGATCCCGCCATCCGTGACGGCGGCGACGCGCTGTTCACCCGTGGTGATCGGGCCGAGGATGAGGCGTTGAGACTTAACGCCGATGACGGTCCGATAGCTGATGCCGACTTCGTAATCCGTCGCGGGCAAGAGGCCCGCCGTGATCTCGCCACGGGTCGCGCTGGCATCAATGGCGACTTCGCCAAGCCATCCCATTTCGGCCTGCTCGTCAGCCGATGGGGCCTCGCCCTCAAAGACGAGCGGGCGGCGCCATTCCAGCAATACCTGGGTCGCGGTGGGTTCGTCGCTTTCGCCCTCGATGACGATGGCGGGTGACGTGACGGCGTTCGAACCCGAGCCCGTCGATATGCTCGTCTCGGTGACGACCCAGGCATCTTCGCCCGGCGGTTCGGGGTTGGAAGGGTCGAAGGTCTTCAGCGCGGGCGAGGCCGGAGCCTCGGCGGTTTGGCCGAGGGCGAAGGCGTGCTTGGCATCGGTCTCGGCGCGAAGGCTGAGTTTGACCGTCCAAGTCGCGGGATCGAAATCCCGAGCGACGACGATGAATTTCTGATCATCGAGGGCGAGATCAGGCAGGGTCACCGTGACGCAATCGCCAGCCCGGACCGCCATAAGTTCGGGCTTTGTCGTCAGGTCGAGTTGGAGGAATTCCCGCCCGTTGACGAGATCATAGGCCGCGAGTTGATGGGCCTGGGTCGCATCCTGGACGAAAGGATATTCGGCCTCTGTGGACCGGAGTTCGCCGCCATCTTCCTCGACATAGGTCGAAGCCGTTACGGGCTCGCCGTTCGTGATCTGCCAAAATTGCGATTCCGCACGATATCGCGGCGTGATGTGGTTCTTCCGATCACGGAAGGCGGTCGAGTTGATGATCTCGGCGGAGCCGATGACGTGTTCCGGCGTGATGCTGAAGATCGACGACCGGGCCGTGTTGGTGACGCAACTGATCTGCGCCCCGCGCGCGACCGGAACGGCGCCGCCAGCCTGGAGGAGCGTGCCGAGAACGGCGAACTTGTCATCGGTGGTTTGAACGACACCGCCGACTTTCCAGCCGAGTTCGTCGGCGATGTTGGCCCCGGCGACGAACGCACTGAGATCGACCTCGGCGGGCGTTGCCCCGATGCCGTAAACGAGAACGTCGTTCTCAAACCGGCCAAGCGTCCAGTTGAGCGCGCAAAGGTGCGGGTTCTCGCTGAATTCCCAAGTGTCGGGATCATCAATGCGATGATCGCCTTCGCCGCCCGGATAGGTGTCGTCGAGGCGGGGATCGTAAACCCGCTGGCCGCGAACGATGTGGACGACCTTCGGAACACCCTGCGGGAAGGTGTTCTGAGAGTAGTCCATGAGCATCACGGCGTGCGCGATGCCGGAGAGTTTGCCGGGTGATTTCGGGAGTGTGACCCCGGCGTATTGACTCGGCGTTTGGGTTTCAGGAGTCGCGCCGACGCGCCGCGCCATGCGGAACTTGCCGCCGTGCGTGAACATCTTCGATTTGTAGGTGTGACCGCTTACGGCGTTGACGGTCTGGACGCTGCCAACCGATCCCGAGAGGCCGAGCGTGTAATCGTTCGCCAGGACACCATCGAACCCGGCGATTGAACCGCCGACGCTCAGGGCGACGATCATCGCCAGCGTTTCGTTCGATTTCCCGAACGTCTCCCGGTAAACGATTGTCCCGCCCGTCGCGGTGCGGCCATAGACGACGGGAAGGGGATCGTTCCCCGTCAATTTCATATTGAGTTGGGTGCCGGTCGAGGATGGCTTCGGCATCATCGAAGACATCGAGAGGCCGAGCGCGAGCGCACTCACGGCCATCCCGACCATACCGATGGCCGACCACGTCGCGACACTCAGGCCGAGGAAGCTCGTCACGCCGATAGCGGTTGCGACGGCGGCGCCCGCGCTGACTGCTCCGAAGACCGCCACGGCGGCGGCTGCTACCATTGGCATTAGGTGACCCTCCCGAGGGGAGGAGCCGACCAAGCCTTGGTCGCCGCATTCAACGATCCGAGTTCGCCACGAACACCGCAGCCGTAATCGACGAAGGCCAGGACGCGATCAGCATCAACGACCACGCCCAGCGCGGTCCAATCACCCTCACCGGGCAGGCCAACGATGTCGCCAGGAAGGGCGCGAGCCGGAGGAATCCGAGAAAGGCCGACCGTGTTATCGAGGAAGTCCTCGATCCGCTCGTGACCGGATTTCAGGAGGGCGCGCTTCGCCCCGGATTCGGTCGAGTAGCGGCGAATCTTCGCCAGAGGATCGGGATAGCCAAGCGCGATGAGATTGGCCGCCGCGAGGTGAGCGCAATCGGCTTTGCCCCAGTCAAATGGGCAAAAGACAAAATCCTTGAACACGGATTGCGCCGCATTCACTCGCTCGATCAACGGATTGGAACTCATCGAGTATTTAGCCTCGACGGCGAAATCACCCGTTGGGACGGAAGATCGAGTCGAGGATGTCGCGCGGCGTTGCCACTACTGGTCTTGGTGCGGTGTTTGTCGGCTGCGCCTTGGTCGCCGCCTCGGCTCCCCACATCGGATCGACAAGGCTATCGACGTTGAAATCGAGGCCGGTCTCACCCGCCCATATCGATTGATGCCAAGCGCGGTTTAGGCGGGCGGCCTCACTCGTGATGAAGAGCCGGTCGAAGGCCGAGGCGACATCGAGTTCAACGACGCGACCGGTATCGACAACGGTGGTCTTGGCGGTTTCGAGCCGACCCGACCAAACGAGTTCGGGCGTTCCGACGACAAGGCCAGTCGCTTCGCTCACGATGCCGATCCAAACATAGACGCGGGAGCCCTGAGCGAGTGGAGCCGACAAGGCGCCGACCGCCGAATTCGACGGCGGGAGAAGCGAGACCTGGAGCCTGGGCGCCGATGTCGCGATGGATTCGTTGATCGAAGAGACCGCGTTGAGGGTGCCGAAGACGGCATCCTTTGACGTGAAGGTCACGGCGGTTCCGTTGACGGGAAAGGTCACTTGGCCAGAGCCGCTGACGAGACAGATGGGGTCTTCGCCGATCTCGATCCTGACGGCGGTGAAGACGCGGATGAATGAGCCGCCGAGGGCGGTGGAAAGCGTCCCGTCCATCGTCATTGAGCCTCGACGATCCGGAACGTCAGCCCGACGTTTTCGAGGAAGCCGACCGTCCAGGAGGCGGAGTCGCCATCGACGAAGCCCTCGATCTTCGGAGACGCGAATTCACAAACCGCGTTCGCCGCCGGGCTCACCTTCAACATCGGGAGGATCGGGACCGCGACGGCTCCGCCGCCGGTCGGCGCGGTCACATCGGCGCGGACTCTGTGGAGGTAGCGAACGCCGCCCTGGACGATGCTGAAGAATTGGCCGTTGCGGATTTCATAGCCGTCGCTGAAGCCGGAGATCGTGAGGCTCGATCCGGTTTGCCCGGCGCCGCTGACGATGGGCGATCCCGGCGATCCGACATCGAAGCCCGGTTGAGGGAAGGCGACTAAGAGTTTGTCGCTAAGCCCCTGGAGAAGGGCGGTAATCACCGCTCCGGCCTGGGCGACGCGCATCGGGCGACACACGACCTCCAATATCCAGCGGTCGCCGAGACGAGCGATCCGTTGATCCGGACCGCCCATGATCGGGGTGAGGGTGTTGGCGTTTGAGCGAAGCGCGAAGGTCGTCGAGGACCCGGCGGGCAAAGTTGGAAATGATGTGGTCACTTCGATATTTATCGAAGCGACCTCAATCGGGATTACCGGCCCAGGCGGTTCCTCGCCGAGGTCATGTTATCGCGGGCCATTTGCTGTTTGGTCGCCATCATCCCCTGCAAGACACCCTCATTGATCCAGCCCTTCACGGTCTGAGTCAGGACCGCATCACGGGCCTCGACGATGATGTTGTTTGTGAATTGCTGGACCGGAGCCGCCCGCGATCCCGTGACCTTCATCGCCTGACGAACAACGCTGTGAGGGATGACTTGGGAGCCGGTCGGAAGAGTGATGATCTCATCGCCCTTTTCGTTGATCGTGGTCGGGCCGCCCCGCCAGAAACGGGTTCCCATGGCGTTCGAACCCATATGGGCCGACGCGCTCGATTTCGATCCGCCGGATTTCGATCCGCCGCCGCCCAGGCCGATCATCTTTAGGCCCCAGCCTGGACCGTTGCCGGTCGCGAGGCCGATGGCTTCCCACATCGCCCATTGAATGAAGATTTTCAGAAGGCTTGCGACGACTTCCTTGGCCATGTTCGCCATAGCTTCAGAGAAAGATTCGGCGCCCATGATGGCGTTGACGAGACCATCGGAGATCGCGCTCAGCCCTTGATTGGCGATGTCCATCATTGAGGCCGAGAAAGACTTTCCAGCCGTCTGAGCCGCCATGAATGCGTCGATCCATTCCTGGAGAGATTCCGGGCCGCGCTCGCCCTTCTGCTCATTGCCGAGCCCGGCGGTCTGCCCGGCTTTGATCCCGTCCCGGTTCCGTTGCCGTTCAGCTAGAGCGGCCTCGATATCGGCCTTGGCGTGGCCGTTCTTGATCCATTGGAGCCGCAAGGCTTCCTGTTCGGCGGCGAAGATGAGGTCATCGGCGGCCTGGGTCTTCGCCAGGGCTTGCCGCTCATATTCCTGCCGCTCATTGAGGGTCGTCGCGAGTTCGGCCTTCGCGCTTAGTTCATCGGCCTCGATCCGGAGGGCTTCAGCCGCCGTCTGGGTTCGGGTGTCGTTGATTTCAGCCTGGGCCGCCGCGATCTCTTCCGCCCGGCGGGCGGTCTCGGCCTCTTTCTTGGCGAGGTAGGTTTGCCCCTCCAGGCTGACGAGCTTTTCAGCCGCCGCCTGGGTGATCTCGCCATCAATGGCGCGTTGTTCGATTGCGCGGATGTTCGCATCACGCTCCTCGATCAGGGCTTCAAGGGCGACGCGGTGACGGTCTTCGCCGGTGGTCGCGAGAGCCCTAAGGGCCTCGGCTAATTCGCGCTCAGCGCGTTCAACCGCCTCGGCGGACTCACGCTCGATATCGTCTGCTGACTTGCCGCCGCCTTTGCCTTTGCCGCCGCCCGTGGGTTTCGTAACCGCTGGCGGCGGGCCATAGCCTTCGACACCGCCGGGCTTTTTTGCGTCAGCCATGATTTTCGCGAGGTTGGCTTTCGCCTCGTTAAGGGCGCGAAGATTCACGGCCTCCTTTGCCGCTGCCGCCGACACTTTCGGGTCTGCCTCGACGACCCGACCAACGAGCGCGTCATAGCCACGCGGCTGGATTCGAGGGCCGTCCCCGCCGCCCATCGGGGCGCGCGTCGAGACCGTTGCCTTGGTCCGGGCTACCCGCGTTTCGCGTTGGGAATCCGCGTAGTCCGTCTTGCTCTGTTCCAGGCTTGCGGCGGCGGCGGCCCGCGCTGCCTCCCAAGCGGCGAGCGCCATGCGGCCATAAGCCGTCGTCAGCAGGTCAACACGACCGGTGAGATTCGCCGTCGCGGTGAGGGCGGCGAGTTCTTTCTCAGTCAGGTTGCCGGTCGCGATCCTCGCCTTCGATGCGGCCTTGTCGGCGGCCTCAAAAGCGATCCGCTTTTCCTCAGTCCGCTCGGCGAGATCATGGGAGCTTTCGGCGGCCTTTGCGGATTGAAGGGCGAACGCGCCCAGCGCAACCGTGATCGCCGTGATCGCAAGGCCGATGCCCGTCGCCGACATCAACGCCCGCATCGACATCGTTGCGACGACAGCCGCACGGCTCACGCCATGGATGGCTGCGGTCTTGGCCACGAGTTGTCCGGTGTGGGCAATGTTCGCGGCCATCGATCCGACCGTCGCGGCAGCATATCCACCCATTGCAATCGCCGCCCGACCGACCGCCGGAGCCATGGCAACCGACAACGCGACGACGATCACGCCGAGCGAGTTGGCGACGACATCGAGATTGTTGGCCAGGAGCGCGAGGGCTTCGCTCAGGCGCCGCGTAACGCCAAGGCTCGCGTCTGTGTCACCCATGAACTTGATGAGCGAGGTCGAGAGGTTCGTATAGGACTGAGCGACCGTGAGAGGTGCGCGGGCCGCTTTGGCTTCAAGGCTGGCCGATCCCGCAATGATGAGGTCGAAGAACTCTTTCGAGGACAGTTTCCCGGCCAGGACATCGGTCCGCATTTTCGCGACCGATCCGCCGTATTTCGCCGAGGCTCCCGCCGCCGCCTGGAGAAGCGGAAGCATCCCTTCTGTCATCGAGTTGAATTCTTCGGCGCGGACCGTTCCGGCGCCCAGCGCCTGGGCCATTTGGAGCATGGCGCCGGAGGATGATGCGGCGGTTCCGCCAGAGACCCGGATCGCCGCCGAGACGGCATCGGTGACCCGGAGAATTTGCTCCTGACTTACGCCGAGTTCGGTCGATGCCGAGGCGACACGGCCATAGAGTTGGCCGAGGCTTTCAAGCTCAACGCCGTTCTTGATCGCGCCTTCGTAAAGCCGTTTCTGGACAGTTTCGAGCGCGGCGCCTTCAACGCCCGCGACCTTCAATGAGTTGGTGAACCGGGCGTAGGTGTCGGCGAGCGCGATGGCCGCCGCGATCCCGGCTCCCGACGCGATGGCGGCAATCGAGGCCATCAATTCGGTTCGGAGTGACCCGAGGCCCGCGCCAAGACTCCGGTTTAGAGCCCCGCCGATATTCGAGTTCGCCCAGGCCCGATTTGCGCCGCGTGCAGCCTGTTGGTGTTGATTTGCGATGTTCTGCGCGGCCCGCGCGTTGAGGGCCTGGAGCCGCTTTAATTCGCGGTCAAAATCGACGATGTTTGCTTGGTAACGCGCTACAAGTGTTGCTGTGACTGCCATCGACTATTTAGGCCGATGCAGTCACTTGCTTGGTCGTCAGAGGAAATCAGAGAAGCGATCAAGGGCCGCTTCGTATTCTTTCTTAGTGGGTGGCTTTGGACCGGCGTCGCCGCCCTGCGCTTTCCGCCATCCGTTTTGGATGCATCGAAACTCCCAGAGGGACATCGCGTCGATATCCCTCGGCGAGAATCCAGCCGCCCCGCCAAACTCGAAATAGGTCGAGAACTTTATGAGTCCTCGCCCGTCGTCGGGTTCACCGGGGCCATCGACTCCCCCAGGTCGGGTTGGTCCTCTTCGTTGCCTATCAGCGCGGCCAGGATCACCTTCAGGGCGACCGGCAGATATTGGAGAAGGGTGCCGCCGGTGATGTAGGTATCGACGAGCCGCTTGGCCGCCCGGTGTTCCATGCCCGCCCCGACCAGGCCGAGACGGATCGGTTCGATGATGTCATCGACGAACCACGCCCCATCCTGGAGGCGGCTCAGCATCACGGCGGGACCGCTGTTGATGCTGGCCTGGAGGGCGCGAAGCTCGCCGATCCTGAGTTCGAGCGGATAGTCGTTGTCGCCGACGAACTCCTCAATCCGCCCAGAGGTCACCGTGAGCATTAGACCTCGGCGACGACGACGGGACCGGCCTGCTCAAGCGTGAGTTGGTTCTCGCCCGGCTTGGTCCGGTCGGCGGAGATTTGGAAGCTCGTCAGGACGAACGGGCCGGTGATGGTCCAATTTCCATCGGTGACGCGGGCGGTGAATTCCGATCCGGCTTCCCAGCGTTCGATCCATTCATAGGTCGAAGTCGCATCCATCATCCCGGCGCCGTCGATCTTCACGTCGAGGGATTTCACCCGGCGGAACTTCTGAGCCGGAGCGGATTGATCGGCGAGATCAACGAGGTCGTCGGTTTCAACATCGGTCGAGAACGTAACGCCTCGCGTAGTGTTGACGACGTTTGTGTGAGCATAGACGACAGTGTTACCGGAAGGCGTGCCGATCTGAACGAGAAGTTGGTGGCCGAGGACCGGCGTAATTGTTGACATATTATCTCCGAATTGAGTGGTGGTTCGGAGGTATTTATCTTCAGGGCCGGGTTATTCGGCTCAAGTCGCCTGGACGTGATATTCGAACTCGATGATTGCTTGTTCGAACTCATCGCTGCCGTCGATTTCACTTCGATAGAGGGTCGAGGTGTAATGCCACTCATGGCAAGTGAAGCCGGTGAGGGTCGGCGCGACGTTCAACGCGGCATAGACGAGCCCGGCGATTGTCTTGGCCTCAGTGGTCGTGGCCGCGAACGCGCTGACCTCGACGTGACATTCGAAGAAATTCCCGGCCTCATCGTCGCCGATGATCTGATCGTTGCCGATTTCCAAGTAGGGCAGGGCGGCGCCAGCGGGAACGCGCGGATAGACCTTGGCCAGGACACCGGGGATCGCGGCGGCGACAAGCCGCGCATAGACCCATTTTTGGATTTCGAGGGACGGCTCCGCCATCACGTCCCCACTTTCAACGCCTTGCGGAACCACGCGAGGATTCGGCGCCGGTGTTTCTTGTTCATGATTTTGACGACCGGGAAAAAGAACTTCTTCGCCGGAACGCGGGAGCCGTCCGGGGCCTTGTGACCGAACTCCAGGGCGGCGGCGTATTCTTGCGAAGACGAGCCGACTTCGACCGTCCAGGTCGTCGCATTCGATTGAAATACGTTGATCGTATCGGCGAGGTGGCCGTTGCGGGGATCGCCGCGACCAAGGGTCTTTTGGACCCGCTTCCCGAGTTCCCGAGCCGAGGTCTCACACGCCCGCAAAGCCTCGGCCTCGGCGTTGGCGCGGTTGCTCCGGATGATTGCTTCGAATGCGCCTTGTCCGATGAAGTTAGCCATGGGTGAGACCCCCGGCTTCCGCCGTGATCCAAACGAAGCGACCACGCCCGTCGAGATCACCGGTCCATTTCACGTTGAAGGTTCGGCCATCGCGGTCGATGAGCCGGTCGGCGGTCGTGATCGACCGTGTGGAGGCCGAGCTTCGAACAACGATATCGAACGGCTTGATGCCGGAGAGGCGTTGAGCGCGAACCGACTCTCCGCCTCGCGTCGAATGGATCGAGGCCGCCACGGTCGCGACATTGGACCAAGAGCCGGTGAGATCACCGGCGGCGTTCGCCGTCGTCGATTGCCTCTGAATCGTTACAGCGTGGCGGAGATCGCCCGCCTCGATACGTGGGGCCGACATCGCTACTCGACCTCCTCGCCGTCGAGGTCGTCGTCGAGATCGGGATCGGAAAGGCGTTCGATGAAGTCGCCGAACTCATCATCGACTTCGATGGCGGCGTTGGCGGCCAGGGCGAGATCAGCGCATGCCTGATCGACTTCGCCCTCATATCCGGGGGGATATGCAATCGTCACATAGCGGTTGTCGGAAGGCGTATATTCGAAGCGGCGGGTGAAGCGAATTAGGGTCTGCATCTCGTATTTAGCGAGATCGACCCGTTGGCTTGATCAGCCGAAGAACCCGACGCGATAGCGGGCCAAGACGGTTTCGACACCGAACGGAAGATCGATCAACTTGGCCTCAGTCGCCGCTTCCCGGTTCTCAAAATAGTGGCCGACCAGCAGCAAGAGCGCATGGCGGAGATCGGCGGGAACGTCCTCGGGATCGTCGCCATAACCGGCGGTGAAGGTCACGCGAAGGGCGCCGGGTTGCAGCCTCATGGCGGGCCACGATTGGCCGTAAGCGGGATAGAGCCGCCCAGGCGCGATGTCGGGTTCGAAGCTCCAATCGGGTGAGGTCATCGTCTGAAGGTCGCCGTCTTCGTCGATGTAGGCGACGGCGGTAATTTCCTGGATCGGACCCAAGGGGAGCGTCACGCCTTCGCGAGCGCAAGGCCGGTCGAATGACTGCCTCCAGGTCTGAGTCAGAAGCGCGATCCCGGCGCCGCTTGGCCCTTCAATGGTCGCCACGGCGGCCTCGATCAGGCCGTCGATCAAGTCGTCGTCTTCATCGTGAGTGACGCGAAGGTGAGCCTTCGCCTGGGCGAGGGTGATGGGGAGTTCGGTAGGCTGAATCGTTCTGACGAGGTTGTTCCAGTGTCGCATCGAGTATTTATCGATACGGTCTCGCCACCCCGTCTCAAATTAGAATGCTAAGTCTGGGCGGATATTCTTAACTCGCGCTATTACCTGCGTTAGAAAGCAAGTTGCGACTCCAAAAACGCTAATGTTGGCTTCCTCCCTGAAGTCTGTTCGAATTCGCACGAACCCAACGCAGGTGTTGTCGCATGCGAGGAAGACCTTATTACCATCCCATCCGATGTAGTTGATTACGTAACTTTGAGCATGAACAAGGCGATTGAGAGCGGCGATGAAATCCGTTTCCAAAGGATGATCAAGGCTTGTCAGATCGACAATGTACCGCATTGCGGAGCAATCAAATCTATCACTCTTCAGGCCGCAAAGCTCTACGACACGACGAGCGTGGAGGGAAAGATTGGCGAGGTCGTTAGTTATCAACTCGCTGATCTGAGGTCGGTAGGGGTCAGGAAATATCGTCCCTGAAGCCATCATTAGGCGAAGGGCGATGTCGCGCGCGTTGGTGATGTGCATCTCGATGAGACGCTTCATACTTGGATCGGTTGGGGCAGGGCGGATCGTTGGCATTGAGCGATCATAAACAAAAAGCCCCGGAAGCGAACTTCCGGGGCCTTCGCCTTATCCAATCGTGCGGCTGATCAGATTAAGCCTTGATCGTGATCACCTTGATGGCCTTGGAATCCAGGAGTTCGGAGTCGTAACGGGCGAAGCCGATGAATCCGACGAGTCCTTGATCGGCGTAACGCTCATTGAGCCTCACGACGTTGATCCCCTTCACGGCGCGAACCGCGAAACGCTTGAAGTCGCCAAACAAGATCGGCTTTGCGCCCGCGCCAATGGAAGCCATGGCGGGGTTGATCACGTAGGAATGACCGAAGATCGTGCCGGGCTGGCCAGCGATCACGGACGGCTGCCAGAGGTATTCGCCCGACGTTTCCGCCTTCAGCTTACGAAGAACCAGGGCGGTCGCATCGTTGAACATCATCGTCGCCGAGGCGCGATAGGCCGGATCAACACTGTGGATCAGGGTCAGGATTTCATCCGCCGTGACAGTGGTGTTGGCCGCCGTCGTGAAGGCCGAAGTCGCGGCGCCAACGATGCCTTGCGGCTTGTCGGAACCGTCGCCGGTCGTGAACGCGGCGTTGAGGGCGCGACCCAGGCGTTCGCCGATGGCCGAGTTGACGAAGCTAACGACATCGTAGCCCGAGTCCTGAAGCAACTCATCCGACACGGTGATCACGCCGGACTTATATTTGTGGGCGCCGAGGGACTTGGTGCCGAACGTCAGGCTTTCCGCGCTGACTACGGTGTTCTCGCTAATCAACGATCCAGAGTTTCCGGTGTCGTCGTTGGTCGCAACATTGAGTTGGCCGCCGCCCAGCGTCTCGATCAAGTTGACGAGGCCAGGGTTCAGCATCGGGCCGAAGGCGGCCATCGACTGAACGATCTGGGCATAGTGGGTCTGAGGGACGAGGTATCCGCCCTCGGCGCCGGTGCCGCCTACGGTCTGAGCACGGAATTCCGAACGCTCTTCACGAGACAGGGTGTCGCGGATGAAGCCGGTCCAGAGGGCGGCTTCGCGATCTTCCGCCGAGGCGGGCTTTGCGGTTTCGATCTGACGATCTTCGACCGGGCGGCGTGCGGCGAGTTCGGCCTCGGCGCGGGCTGCGTCGCGGGCTTCGAGATCGGCGAGACGGTCGGCGCGGGCGTTGAGGGCATCACTCTCGGCCAGCATGCGATCAAATTGGGCTTCGGTATCGGAGGCCAATTCGGTGTTGTCGGTGAGTAGAGCGCGGGCTTCGTGCTCGATGCGGAGGGCTTTCTCCCTTAGTTCTTTGATATTCATCGATAGTCCTAATCAATCATTTGGGTTTCTCCGTGCGATTGGCTAGGACTGAGGGGGATCGGCTTTTAAGACTTACGTTGGTGTAGCTTGAGCTTCATTCTCAGCCGAGCGCGAGCACTGGCCGAGTATTTATCTTCAGTGGTCCGTTCTTCTGTTTTCGCCCATTCTTCCATTGAGCGAAGGGCGGCTTCAGTTGCCGGATAGGCCGGGTTCACGACCGGGCTGATCTCGATCAGGTCAACGTCGATAAGGGTTCGGAGCGGAAGATCGCCGTCGCGACGCTCCCAAGTGTCGGCGATGACGCGGAAGCCGAAACTGACTTGGAGATCGCCGTCGCGGGCCGCGTCGAGTTGCGCGGGCGTGAACCGGGTCGTGTCCAGGGTGAAGCGAAGGCCGCGCTCATCGCTCGCCAGGGTGAGCTTTCCGCCCCGCGTCGATCCCAGCGGCTGGCGGCTATCGTGCGACCACAAGGCTTGGATAGAGACCTCACCGGCGGCGGCGGCCTGGAGGCTGCGATCAAACGCGGTCGGCGCGACCCGCTCGATGAATCCGCCGAGGTCGAGAGAGTCTGAATTGAAGACGCTCGCGTAGCCGCTAAGCGAGCGGCCTTCGTCGTCGGCGGCGGTGTTGTCCAGGATGAGGGCGAAGGCCCGTTGTTCGATGATGTTCTTCATCGACTATTTAGCGACGCGGGCCGTTACGCCGCTTGTGCGGTCGGGCTGGCCTGGGGCTGGGAGCCGAGCGGCGTGGTCGCGCCTTGAATGTGGAGCTTGTCCGCGTCGGGTTGATCGGACGGCGGAAGGTTATCGAGCGCGCGAACTTCGTTGGGCGTGCGAATGCCGTTCTGGATCGCGGTCGCGTAACCGGCCATCCGCGTGGCGAAGTCGCCTCTCAACATGCCGTCGATGTTGAATTCGACGAAGAGCGAGCGATTGCGGTCGCTGAAGAGCTTCGCGTTTAGCTCTTGCTCGATGAGTTCGATCCAAGGCGCCAGGGTGTGCTTGGCGAAGCTGATATCGGCCTGTTCGGTGTTCGAATATGTCCCGTTGCTCAGGTCTTGGAGAAAGGTCGGGTTGATGCCGAAGACCCGCGCGATCTCCAGAATTTGGAACTGACGAAGCTCCAGAAGTTGAGCCTTAGAGGGTTCGAACCCGATGGGTTTGAGGTCGAAGCCGGTCGGCATCGTCAGGATGCCGCGACGCTCACGCTTGGCCGCCTTGACGGCTGCGGCGACATCGGTTGACGCGCGTTCCTGGGCGCCGGGCGACATCGCCGGGCCGCTCATGACCAGGGGGGGAACGCCGGAAGCGTCGAAGACCGTCGAAGCGTATCGCTCAGCCGCGATGGCGAGGCCGATGGCGTTCCGGTTGACGATAAGCGGATCGTGGTGACCAACGCCGTCGCCGGTCGGCATCCAAACGAGATCGACGATTTCCCCGGCGCCGTATACGACTTCGCGATCCGCGAGCCGGTAGCGATAGACGCGGCGACCGCCCTTGATCTCGATGACGACCCGATCCGGATCGAGCGGCCAAAGGTTCATCACCCGGCCAGCCTTGTTACGCTCGATGTAGGTGAGTGCGCGGCCTCTCAGGAGAAGCCTGGAGACCATCCACTTTCGCCAAGCGAAGCTCGTCAGGTAGTCGGCGTTAACTTGGTCGTGGACGATCCGATAGAGCGGGTCGGAATCGGCCTTCGCCCGTCCGTCTTCGGTCCGGCGGAAGAGTTGAAGCGGAAGGCTCGCGATTGCGTCGGAGATTTTGTTGATCGCGGCGGCAACGGCGGGGACCGCGAGAGCGGTCTGTTCGGTTACGGGCTCGCCCGCGAACGATGATGCCGATCCGAAGATGGTCGCCCAGGCGCCAGGATCGCTGAGGCTGACGTTGGGATTTTCGAGGGAGGGCGAAGACCTTTGCTCGCCGAAGATGTTAAAGAAACTCATCGAGTATTTAGCTCGATGCGGGTCGCGGGCGGCTCACGGGCGGCTCACGGCGGTTCAAGCCGTTCTCGGCCCTGAAATCAGGCCGCGCGAGGGCCGAGGATCGAGAACGAGCTATCTTCCCAAGGGCTCGATACAGGGGCCGTGAGGCGATCCTCGGCCTTCAAACCCAAAGCCATGGAGACCGCGACTGCACCGTCCATTCTCTTGCGGGCCGCGCTCTTATTGAATTTCCGGTTGCCTGAAGGATCGGTCACCGCGAGTGCGTTGCCGACGCTGAAGGTCAGGAGCGGATTGCCGTCACTGTGAAGTTCGGCCTGGAGAACGGCATGTTCGAAGGCGTTGATTGCCTTCCCCATGCTGACGAAGCCCTGCCCCCAAGGGACGATCCGAAGGCCGTCGCCTTCACCCTCCTGGGCCAAGAGACCGATATCGCCCATGCACCGCATGAGTTCGCCCGTGTAGGCCCTATCGAAAGCCAAGCCGATCACCGGGTTACGGTCATGGATCGTCTTGATCAGGTGGGCGACGAAGGCCGGATCGATTGAGCGGCCAGGGGTCGCGATCATCCATCCGTGACGCTCGTGAAGCTCGTAGTTCTGGCGGTCGCGGTCGCCATGATCGCGAAGGGCCTCACGGGGTTTGAAGAACCACGATTTGACCCGTGAACCATCATGGGCCGACACCGCGACCAAGGCCGTGAGGTCGGTTCGAAGGCTCATATCGAGGCCGAGATAAACGGGCTCGCCGGGCTCGAATTCGAAAGCATCCTCGGCGGTGAAAGTCGGGGCCGGGAACACTCCGCCCGGAAGGCAGGCCATCCAATCGGCGCGGGAGATCAGGGCGGCCTCGGCGGCGACCCGTTGATTCAGCCGTAGCAAGCGGAACGATTGCTCCTCGGCGGGAAGGCGTTTCGCTCGCATGGCATCGGCCCGGAAGGCATCGAGATCGAGGAAGTCGCCGAGGGCTGGATTGGCGGCCATCCATGCCGATTCATCGAGGAGATCGCAGCCATCGGGCGCCGCGAACAAGTGACAGACGGTCGAGGGGTCTTCGGCCCGAACGCCGTCGTCGATCATCTGACTGAGGACGTGTTCGGGATCGTCGGATTGGGTCGAGATCACCATGAGGAGCGGTTCGGACCGCGCGCCTTGGGATGTCGCCAGGGTGTCGAAGAGTTCGCGGCTTCGCGCCTGGGCGAGTTCGTCAACGATCACGAGTGAGGGGTTGAGGCCATGTTGGCGGCCAGCGTCGGCGGACAAGGCGCGGAACTTCGAACCCGCCGCCCGGATGTCGGATCGGATGACGAAGATCGTCTTTGTGGAGTCGACGACCCGCAACAGGCGGCCAAGCGTCGGCGACGCCTCGATCATTCGCTTACAGGCGCCGAACACGATTGCGGCCTGCTGGCGGTCGTTGGCCGCACTGTAGATTTCGCCGTTCGGCTCCGCCTCAGGGCCGATGAGGTGAGCGAGGATGAGCGCGGCGGCGAGTTCGGTCTTACCGTTCTTCCTCGCTATCGAGAGGATTGCGCGGCGAACTGCCCGGCGACCATCGGCCCGAACGCCGGAATAGATGTCGCGGATAAAGGCTTTTTGCCATTCGCGAAGGCGGAGCGGCAGGCCAGCATCGTCGCCAATCGTCACCTTCAGCTTTTCGATGAAGGCTATGACGCGGTCGGCGCGTTCGGTGTTCTTAGTCGGGTTCTGCACCGACTATTTAGCCGGAGCGGGAGTTCGCCCGGCTTAGTCGCGCCCAGGTAGGCAAAAGGCGCGGCGCCTGTTAGCCATTCTCAATGATCGACTTGAATCTCTCGGCCCAGGACACACGCGATCTCTTCATCGGGATCACTGGCGGACTCATCGTCGCGGCGTTGCTCGCATTGATCGCCGTGTTTCGGAAGTTTGGGGCCAAAGGCTTTCTTCACCTTCGACGGTCGGTAGCGAAGTTTGAGCTTCAGCTTGTCGAGAATTTGCCAGATGAAAATTCCGCGATTATCGCGCGGACCATCTACAACAATACATTTCTCGTCTGCCAGTTTGTTCTAATTACAGCCTTGGCCGCGACAGTGTCTTTTGTTGTAGGCAATTCAGGTTCGAAGGGCGAAGTCGCTATCGGTTTCTTTCTTGGTGCGTTTAACGGGATCGTGGCGCCGTTCATCATGATCACGATGAGACTCAACGAACTCACCATGAGGGCGGTTACAGGTCGCGAGAGGCTGACAGACGAGCTTCGCGCTAAGCTCGAAAGGCTCAGTTGATCAGGCCGTCGAACTCGTCACTCTGTGATTGTTCCGGCGCCGTGATCGCAGCGCGGGACACCGGATCGAAGCCGAGTTTGGTCGATAGCGTGACCATGAGCCGGGCCTGATCTGACTGAATCTTGACCCAAGGGCTCACGACCAATTGGCCCGTTGAACCCGTCGTCATCATCCCATGTTCGGCGATAGCGGCGGTCGCGGCTTGGTGACCCGCGTAGGCTTCAGCGAAGGCCACGAGCAACGCCTCATCGACGCTTTGATAGAGGCCGGGAGGCATGGCGCCGACAAGGCGTTTGAAGATCGCCAGGGCTTCCCGTGAGAGGGACTTCGGCGGGGCCAGGACACCCTTCGCCTTCGGCTCATTGCGGTTGAGTTTTTTCTTGGATGGGTTGCCCGCGAGTTCGTGAAGGCGGGTCGGTTTGAGCGGCATAGGCATCGGGTATTTAGGCCCGGCTCATGCTTCGTTCGTCGAAGCCTTGCCGTCGAGGGTCTTGAACACCGGGCCTGTTTTGGGAAGAGCGACACCGGCGGGCCAACGGATGGCCGAACACCGCGACTTCGCGATTTTGACCACGGAAACCGCATCGCCCTGATTACCGCCGAGGACGTGGTAATAGCTCGCGTCTTCGCTGACATAGAAACCGACGTGTCCGCCCCCTTGCCGCGTGAAGACCAGGACGGCGCCCGGCGAGGGTTTCGCCAAGGCCACTCCCCACTTTCCCCACTCAGAGGCCCGGATAGCGATGCCGGGAGGGATGAGGCCGTTCTCGACTACGCAATAGGCCGCGAAGAGACCGCACCACGGAACATGGTCGCCATCATATTTGATGCCGAGGAACTTAGCGGCGCGAGTTGCCCAGCGCATAATCAGGGGATTGTTTTGAGCACCCGCATATTCCTTAACACCGATGCAGGCCCGTGCAGTCAGCATCCAGGCGGGAAGAGTCGTAGTCATGACTCTATTTATGCTCGCCGATATTGTGGCGTTCTGGCTATTTATTTAGTGAATTGAAATCAGAGCCGGGAACCCCGGAATCGCGCGTTGTGGGGCGGATCGGTCTCCAGGCCGGGCTTTCGGTCGTCTTCGACCCTCCCCCCAGGGGGAGCTACCGGCGGCCCGGCCTTGGGAGAGAACGCCGGACCGCCATTTCTCACGAGCGTTAGGCGTGTCGCGCCTGAATCTATTTATCATTCGAGTTCGAAGAGCCGGGTGGATGGGGGCGAGCGCGTGTCGAAGCCGTTGGACCAATGGACCGAAGACGATCTCAGGGGACTGATCGGCCAGGACGAAGGGCTAACCGTTGAGTTCAAACGGTCGGACTCGCTCCGGTTCAAGACCGATAGCGGGAAGCTCAAAGCCGAGCTTGCCAAGGATGTCTCAGCCATGGCGAACGCTGCCGGTGGCCGTATCTACTATGGGATTGTCGAAGAGAGAGGGACGGGCCGGGCGGTCTCAATAGACGATGGCCTGACTGCCGATGAGGTGACCGCCGATCAAATCGGGAACCTTCTCACCGGCAACATCGAGCCCGCGATCACGGGCGTGAGAATCGGGCGGATCAATCTCGCGAACGGCAACAGCGCGTTCGCTATCGATGTGCCTCAAGCGACCTCAATGGCGCCGCATCAATCGAGACCTGATCGAGTTTACTATCGCCGACACGACCGCAAAGCCCTGCCGATGTATGACCATGAGATCAAAGACCTCATGCGCCGGGGCGATAGCCCTGAGATTGAGGTGTTCCTTAGGCATCAACAGTCTGCACCTGACCATTTTCAAATTGAACTAATGGCGAGGAATGTTTCAGCGGTTCCGGTCCTATATTATAGCGTTGATCTAATATTGTCGGACGGGATGTCTAATCACGGACTCAATCCAAGCGGCGTGAGCGTTGAAAGGAAGTCGTTCAAGGTCGGCGGATTTGATGCTTCTGGATGGGCGTATTCAAAGAGCTTTGTAACGCCTCACGCACTGCCACTGTTCAAGCCGAGAACTCACACACTTTGGGTTCAAACACTTCAAATTCAACCCGGCGCAAAGCACCCGTGTGCAATTGTATTCACTGCGCCCGATTTTGAGGGGTATTGGAGCGGCTATTTCAACCGCACCGGAACACGGAACGTGCTCATGTTGGAGCGCGAGCCCCTTACCGATTAGCCGGGTGATCGGGATCGAGCGGCCAGCCGTGTTCGTCGCACGATCCGTGATAGCCGCGTCGCTCGATCTCGGCCTTGGTCGTGTCGTGACAGGTCGCGCACAAGCTCTGAAGGTTCTCGGCGTTGAAGAACAAATCACGGTCGCCACGGTGAGGCCGGATGTGATCGACGACCGTGGCCGCGACGACCCGATCCGACATCATGCAGAAACGACAGAAGGGTTCGCGGTGTAGCTGGCCGAGGCGGAGTCCCTTCGGACCTCTCCAGGCGCCGAGGCAATACCAACCGCGCCACGCCTGGGCCTCGCGTGACCGGCCCTTCAAAGATCGGCTCCGGCCTCCAGGGCCTTGATACGCTTGAGGAGCATGATCGCCACGGCGGCGGCGTTGTTGAGTTCTTCCTCCAGGTCATCAACGCGGGCGGCCAGGGTCGAGATCGTGCTGAAGACAACGGTGAGGTCGTTGGCGTTGGCCTTGGGAGCGGCTTCGCCCGCGAGGTAGGTGAGGGCTTCGATTGCCAGCGCATCGACGCGGGCGGCTACCGCCTTCGCCGCATTGAATCCATCTTCCTTCATTCGTCTCCTTTGTGACGGACCTGGACGGTCCTGCCGGGGTTTAGGGTTGTTGTAGGGATTTCAGCCCCAGGCGGACGTTCGCACCCGCGACGATCCAGGCCAGAGTTGCGGTTGAGAACCCGAACGCGCCGAGGCTCCAGAGGCCAACGCGGACCAGCGCGGGGACATCCTCGACGCTGACGATGAGGGCCGAGAGAATGAACACGCCATTGGCCACGAGGGCGGCGATCCAGGCATCACGGAAGTAGGTCTGCGGCTCACTCATCGCGCTTGGCCTTCATCCTCAAGCGGCTTTCGCGGCGTTGGCGAAGCACCTTCTCCCGGTTTGCGGCGTAGTATTCCCGAGCCCGCTCCCGGATCGCATCGGCGTTGCGTTCCCGGTAACGGTCCTGGGTTGCCTTAAACTTGTCCGGGTTGGCCTTGTTCCACTTCATAGAGTTCTTCGAAGCATGAAGGGAGCAACACCGCTTACAACGGTGATCGTGTTTTCTTTGTCGGCTTGGAAACCAATTCTCTGACGTGAGTTCTACTGAACATCTAATGCAAATTACCATGAATGTATTTATGCAGACACGTTCAGATTTCGCAATATCTAAGTAAAGGCGTAGATGATTAGGCCGTTCTAACCCGACAAGTTAGGTTTTTCTAACTACATTTCGCGGCCATTTTTGCCTCCAGGGCCGAGCCGACAGAGGGGCGGAATCGACGCAAACCCTTTTCCCGTAACGGTTTCCGCTCCCGATGGCGGGCCACGCCCCGCCCAATAATTCGCCCGCCACGTCGCCAAGTTAGGAAAGTTAGGTAGTTAGGCAGGCAAACTTCTTTACACACGCACACAACACCCTGCGCACTACCCTATATATATATTCTATTATTATTATATAAAAAGACTAACTTACCTAACTTTGGGCAGCAAAGGCTTATGGGATAGGGTTTTGCGAGGTTAGGTTCGATCTAACTTCGACCTAACAAGTTAGAGTCCGAGCTAGGTTCTCTCTTTGGCTAACGCCCCGGCTGATCGCGTGGCGCGAATATTGCGGCCAAGTCTCGTGTTATGCTAAATAGTAGTGGTCGAGGAATTCAGTCACCTCGATCAACTGTGTATTGATTACCTTGGCCCTTGCGAGTTTTGTCCCTCGCAGGGGCCTTTTTCATTTCATGACGAATCAAATTGCAAGAAAAGAAATGAGAATGATAAATAACTTCAGACGCAAGGTCCGTGACAGACAATAACGGGCCGATAGGACAAAATGACTGAATCGAATACACACATCGAAGTCTCTTATCTTCGACAAACATACTATTGCAAGCACCGCACTGAGACGGTTCTTCATCAATCCCGCATTACGGACGTTGAGGGCTATGAGGATTTCGCCTCATTCGTTCACGGCTTCCTCGACTTGGCGACCTATCCCAGGCCGGTGACCTCCAAAATGGAAACCTACGGCTGGACCCCGGTCCTATTCGAACCCTCGATCAATCATCATGGCGAAGACGGCGTGTGGCGTGATGGCCAGTTCGCCAACGACGAACTCACGCTCTTCGTCGCCGACCTCGATAATCAGAACGCCGACCGGACGATCATCGACCTCGGCGATGTCGCCGACACCCTCACCGATCTCGGCCTAAGCCATCTCCTCTATACGTCGTTCACCTCCAGGCCGGAGCGACCCAAGTTCAGGATCGTGATCCCGGTCACTCGCCCGCTCACCTGTGACGAAGCCTTCACGGTCTTTGAGTGGTTCAACGCCGCTTTCGACCGGCAACTCGACGGCTCGATCTATGATCCGGGCGATCACCTCTATGGGCCGACCGCGACCTCAACCGTAGTGATCAAGACGGACGGTCAATCTCTCGACGTTGATCGCTTCATCGCCATGACGGCGGAGTTGCCGGAGGAATTGCGGACCCGGCGTCGCCGTGACGCTCACCCGGTCGCCAGGGCCGAGGCTACGCCGGAAGAGCGGGAGGCCATGACCCGCTTGGCCGCCACGCTCACCCGGACCGATGGGGTCTCGATCCGCAATCCCCAGGTCTTCAACCCGGCATGGCTGGATTTGATGGCCGAGCGATACATTGAGCAATCGCACTCGCAAACCGCGTTTGGCCTTCTCACCAAGGCTTGGATGAAATCGGGCGGAACGCTCAGCCGTGGTGATCTCGAATATCTCTATGAGGAGATCGACGCGGAATTCTACGGCTACCTGAGCCGCAATTACGGGCGCCATGAGCGCGACCGGGGAATCTCCTCGATCATGCGCCGACCGGTCCCGGTCCTCGACAAAACGACCGCCCTGGAGCGTCGAGTCAGTTCGCTGACACGTCGCCTGGGCCTGAACTAACTCCCTTCAACAGCAACAGGAAAAAATGACGTTTTCAGAACTCCTCGACACGATTGAGAACAATCCGGCTCCGGCCACTACGGAAGAGACCGTTCAACTCCTCTTGGCGGCTGAGACCGCCAGCGATGCCCAGCCTTGGGATTGGAGCCGCCTCGCCGAACTCCTCGTCACGAAATGCGGCGTTGACCGCAAAAAGGTCGCCAGGATCGTGACTTCGGCCAAGGTGAAAGCCGCCCTCGGCGATTATCCCTATGACGCGGCGAGCTTCATTCCGCTTTGGCTAAAGGCGTTCGGAATCACGATGAGCTTCGACGGCGTGTTCCGCGACCGGCGCGGCCATGAGCGCGATACTTCCTACATCCTCAATCAAATCGAGGATTGGTGTTCATCCTACGCCGGATCGCAGCGGTCGCCGTTCATGACCAAGAGCTTGGTCTTCGGAGCCCTCGATAATTGGGTATCGGATAACCGTGAGGCGAAGGTCGCGGCGGCCTATACCCGCGTCGCCTATGACGGCGGCGCCGACGCTTCAGAGCTTGGCCGCTTCGCCCGCTATGTCACGACCGTTCACGACGATCCGGCCTTCGATGCCATGAGGGTTCGGGCGACAGAGATCGCGTTGGCGAACTTCATCTTCAGGGTGAAAAACCACATGCGCCGCCGGTGGAAACACTCGTGTCACCTCATGCCGATCTTCCACGGTCCTCAGGGATCGTCGAAGACCACGGCTATCGATGCCTTGCTGGAGCCGCTGGCCGAAGTGACGACCAAGACCGATTTCGGCATCTTCAGCCATGACGCGAAAGAGTTCGAACTCACCGTTGTCCCCGTGATGTTCCTCGACGAAATGAGCGGGGCCTGCGCCGCCGATGTCTCCCGGATCAAGCAAATCATGACCCAGGACCGGCGAGCCGTTCGCCAACTCTATCGGGCTCCGGCTATGCGGACGCTCGTCACGACCTTCATCGGCGCATCGAACAAAGATGTCTCGACGCTGATCAAAGACGAAACCGGGAATCGTCGCTTCCTCCAGGTCGAAACGCCCGCCCTGGATCGGAACTCGTTTGGCGGCTTCGATATGTTGGCGATCTGGCGGAGCGTCGATGAGGACGCGGCTGAGCCGCCCCTCTATGCGAGCCCCGAGGCGACCGCGTGTGTGAAGGCCGTCCAGGATGGCCAGCGGTATCGCGGGCCGGTTTATGATTGGGTCGCCGATGGCGTTGAGAAGCCCTGCGGGGCCATCGTCTACACCGATCTCTTCAATCAATATTACCTGCCTTGGCTTGAGCTAAACGATCCCGCTTCCCTTCGCTTCGCCTCGGCCAGGGCGATGAAGTCGGAACTCGAAAGGCTCATCGCCGCCGGTGACATCACCGGGATCAAAATGACCAACACGGGTAACCGCCGTCATTTCCGATTCTCCGAAAACGATGAGAAGACAAAGAATCCGCTCGATCTCATCGATCTCTTGAAAGCAAGAGAGAAGGCCGAGGCCCGCAATTAGAGCTAAAGCGGCAAAATCGAAGCGTTTGCATAAATAGATTGGTCAACACCGAAAGGGCCTATCTTATGCAAACGATCACCTTCGAAGCCTCTCACGTCATTTTCACTGCAATCCGGGATTGGTGGCGATCCGATCCCGGTCGAATGGCCGCCCTCGATTTGCGGTCATTGAATCCCGCCGAGGATCGCGACCGCTATTGGCATTGTCGCCAGTCCGGCCTTTGGCCTCGCGCGGTAGTCTTTGCGCCGGAGGATCGGGCGAAGGTCGCCGAACTCCTCGACATGATCGGCCCGGCCTGAAACTCGATCTCGCCTAAATAGGATCGATGTCAGCCATACTCGCCAGGATCGGCTTCGCCTTCATCGACCCCAGAACGGCGTTGGTCGCCTGGGGTTCGGTCTTCGCCTTATGCGCGGTCGGATATGGCCTTTGGTCCTGGACCACGATTGGCGGCCTGCGGAAAGAACAAGCCGCCATCGTCGAGAGAAATGATCGGCTCGCCACGGCGAACAAAGACCTCATCGAGGATCAAGCCGATATCCTCAACCGGGTCGAGGCGATGAATGTTGAGGTCGAGGTTCTGAATTCGAAGTTCGGCCAATCGATCACGCGGCGCCAACGGGCCTATGAATCCCTCACCACGCCGGACGTTCCGCCCGGTGTGAGGCCCGATACCCTCGATATGGAATCGCGGGCGAACGCGGGAATGAACCAACTCTTCGATGAGCTTCGATCTCTATCGGCGGTGTCGAAATGAGGCGGCTTCTCGTGGTCCTCAGCCTGTTACTCCTCGGCGGCTGCGAAACCCTCGCCGATTTTCGCATCACGACGAACAAGCCGATTGCGGTTCCGGATATTCAGCCCGGACCGATGCAACTCAAGCCGGTCTCGTGGAAAGTCTACACGGTCGATGAACTCAAGGCGTTGGTCGCCAGCATGGAAGCGGCGGGCCAAACCACGACCGTCTTCTATGTATTGGACAAAGAGAATTTCGATTCTCTTGCGTTCAATCTCGTGGAAATGAAGCGATACATCGAGGACCAGAGAGCGACGAACCAATTCCTCATTGAGGCCATCGCGATCAACAACGGCGAGGATCGCCCGCCACGGGCCACCCTGGAGCCCAGGCGCTAAGGCATCGAACTCGGCCTCTCGTGATCCCTTCGGCTTCTATTTCGCCACGCCCCAAGATGGCGAGCGCGGTTTGTTCGCCTGAAGAAATTGACACGCCCCGACACGCTGAAGAGATTGACCTGTGCGGCTTCAAGTCGGGGATTGTGAAATGCGAATTGCTCTTAGTTTAGTTGTTTCCGTAGCGGTGTTCGCGTCGGCGTTTTCAGCAAACGCATTCGCCGATCCGAAAGTATTGCGGGACGCAAAGGCTTTCATTGAGAAAACACTGCGTGACCCCACCGGCGTTCTTTACCGCAATATCAAGGTCACTGCCGGGGTTGGTGTGTGTGGCGAGTTAAATCCTAAAAACGAATACGGCGGATATTCCGGTTTTGAGGATTTCGCATATTTGGAAAAGGGCGGGCGTCTGTGGTCGGGTTCAGCGGGTGCCGGTTCCGAAAAGCTGATTCAACGCGCGCTCGTGTTCGAAAAGCTCGGCTGCGATGCCGGTCTGAGTGTCTACGCAACACCGGCCTTTATCGATGCCATCAACAAAGGCCGCGCGGCGAAAGGCCAGCCTCCCGTCGATACGAGCTTCATCGACTGAATAGGCGGCCAGGGGAGGGGCGTGAGGCCCCGTTCCCGATCCTCGGCCACGGTAGCCCCTAGAGATAAAACACCCGCCACGGGCCATCCTGGAGCTTTCCCGCTATGGCGCCGAAATCGACCTCTCCGGATAAATAAACAGAGGGGGCGGACGCGGTGTCCGTCCCCGTGGGTTCCCGGAATGGCCAGCGACATCGATCTCAATCACGCGAGCTTTGCCGAGGCGTTGAACGCTCGCATCCAGAGCGTCATCGACGAAGCCCGCGAACTCTTCGATCTCGAATGGTCGGGCCGAGATCGCCCCGATGATCTCGATCCCGATCTCGATGATCCGCGCCGTTCTTCGCTTCGATGATCCCGAGGATGGCCGCGACTTCCTGACCTGGGCCGTCGAGATCGGTCTCCAGGCCCGCGACCTCACGACTCCCGAGGCGCCGTTCCCCCGCTACCGCCTGATCGAAATCCAAGGGGACGAACTCGAATCCAAAATCGAGATCGAGAGTTGGTTCGCCTTCGTCGTCAGCCTCGGCGTGGTTTGAATGATCGCAATACTAAGCGAATTCAATATAGGTGTCGCATAATGGCAACACTAACAAGAAAAGTAGACGAGTCCGCGATAGATATGGACGGCTCGTGTAGTGGTTTGCATAAATACTATTGAAGACGAATTGAACAAAAGGGTTCACGAATTCAATGATTGGACAAAAGAAATGACTGAATATGATTTAATGAAAGAGGTTGCCGCATTAGTGACCACGCTCCTCGACTCCAGGGGTTGCCAGAGAGACACCGGCTCCAGTTTCGAAGATATGCACTTCGTTATCCACGCCGATGATGCCTTGGATTTACCGACGACATATTCATTCCTGCGCGATGATTGGCGCGAACTCGGAGATTTCTCCGGAGAAATCACGATCCGGGAAGTCACGCGGAAGAGGATCGAGGCCGCCGCGATGACGACATTCGGCCCGTTTATCCGGTTTCCGTTCCGCGTCACTGAGGGCCGGGTTGTGGTTCCGGGTCGCTACGCCACACGCGGCCATCGCTTCAGCCGCAAACGTCTTCGACATTACGCGGAATGGGCCTCACGAGCCGCCGCGAGTTGGGAACCCGAGGCCAAGGATCGTCGGCTTTATGAGCATATCGTCGCGCACGGCGTTGCCGACGACTACGCGCACGAAAAGAGCCTGCGGGTGATGTCGGAGGGCCTGTTGGCGCAGGCGCTCTGATCACGGCGAGGGCCATGGGGGCGCGATCATAAATAGCTCGTGCCCCTATCCCTTCACCAGGGCGACTGCCTCGCCCTACTCGCCGACATACCGACCGCCAGCGTTGATCTAATCCTCTGCGATCTCCCCTATGGATCGACCCGAAATCCTTGGGATTCCGTGATCCCCATGGGGCCGCTTTGGTCTCACTATTGGCGGGTCGCCAAGCCGAACGCGGCGGTCGTCCTCACGGCGGCGCCGCCCTTCGATAAGGTTCTCGGCGCCTCTCAAATCCAGCATCTGAAATACGAATGGATATGGGAGAAGGGGATTGCGACCGGCCATCTAAACGCCAAGCGGCAGCCCCTGAGGGCGCATGAGAACGTGCTCGTCTTTTATCGTCGCCAGTGTCGCTATAACCCGGTCAAGACACCCGGCGAGCCCTACGCGGCGAGAGGCGGCCAGAGCCTCGGCCCGGTCACCTATGGGGCGTATGGCGGCCATCGCGAAGGCTCCTGTGATGGTTCCCGCTATCCCCGTTCGGTCTTGAAGTTTCCGGGCGAGCGCGGCCTTCACCCGACCCAGAAGCCCGTCGCCCTCATGGAATACATGATCGAGACCTATACCGATCCCGGCGACGTGGTTCTCGACTCCTGTATGGGGAGCGGAACGACCGGCGTGGCCGCGAAGCGCCTGGGCCGATCATTCATCGGCATGGAACTCGACGCGGGCTATTTCGAGATCGCGAAGTCGAGGATCGAGGCGGCCTAAGGCCGCCGGAAGGTAGTCCCTCCGGCGGCACTCATGCCTATTTGATCCGCCGCGTGACATGAGCCTTCAACGCGGCCTTGGAGCGTTTCGAGAGGCCGGGGCGAACGTCAATGGCATCCTTGGCGGCCTGGGCCTGGGCGGCGGTCATCGGGGCGCCATGAGACGATTTCGCCGCGACCCGCGAAAGCTCGGCATAACCGGCCTGGGTGAGACCCAAACGATCCCAAGTCTCTTTGATCGGGTTTCGCACATCGGCAATCACTCCGAACCACAAGGCGGCGTTCGTGGGTTCGGCCATGCCGGAGTCGTAGCCATAGCGGCGCGCGAGCGTCTTCAGCGACCGGGCGCCCGGCTCCCAACGATTGAGAAGGTCGATGAAATCCACGCCGTCGCCGCGCTTGGTCTCCATTTCCGCAATAAGCCGCATAAGTTTAAGCGCGCCACTCGTGAGGCTAACCTTGCCGACAGGGATCGGAAGCGGAGTCCGCGTGTAGAAATCTTCGAGCTTCAT